AAATTGCATCCCCTTTAAAATGTTCTATCATTCCAAGCGGATCTTTTACTATTCTAGGCCAATAATTTTGAAGGTATCTTATATCAAGACCTACCGCTTCGGCGCGATCATAAACTTCGTCAAGCATCTTTTGGACTTCTTCAAATGCTTCGGTTAAATCGTGTGTAGCATTTATTTCATCAACAACACCAAATTCTCCATTCTTCAAGGCAAGATCTAATGCTATGCGCGTTTCTACATCAAGTTTATGTATGCCTTCCATATAAGGCCGTAAGCGTTCCGCGTCTTTATTGATACTTGTTTGAAGCCTGAAATCAAATTCGCGCATTCGTCTTTTGAATTCTGGATTAATTCGGCCTAATCGTGTTGATATAGGTGTGATCATCTGTTCACCGACCAATGCCATATTCTCAACTAATTCAACTGCTTTATTGATAGTGGTTCTCGTAAACGATCCGTCTTTCTTTCGCGCCAATTCGTTTTCAATGAAATCTTCAAGAGTTAATCGTGCTTCTTTTGTAGCACCTTTTACATCTTCTTTAAGACCGCGTTCAATTTGTTTATTCAAATCCTTTGCTAACTTTTTAGCGGCTATATTTAATTCCTTATTTATGGCTTCTGCTTCTTTTATAAAATCATCTATTTGCGCATCCGTAGGACTAATAGTGCCAAAAAGGTTCTGCTTATCATCATCCGTAAGCCGTAAATTGATCTCACGGATAGCGTCTTTACGGTTCTTATTTTTTTCAAGTGCCGTGATAGCAATATTCTGTTCTGTGGATAACTTCGGCAACTTTTCAACTTCCGCCTTAATCTTCTCTCGTCGTTCCTGTTGTCTTTCTTCGCGTTTTGCTTGTGATTTTTCACGGCTTTCCACACTTTTTATTTTTTTAGCAACTTGCGCTATTTGTCGTTTAAGTTTTTTGCTATCTTCCCCTTGCTTCAATTTGCTTAACTGATCTTCAAGGCCTTGTTTCCTTTCCTTCAATGCTTTAAGTCTAGGACTATCTTCCTTTTTTTCTTCCGCCGGTTTCTGTTCTTCTTCTTGCTGTTGTTCCTGTTGTTGATCTTCAATATGTTCGTGTGCAAAATTAAGGAATTCTTCAAGCATAGCATCAAACTTTGCTTGTTGCTTTGTAGTTAATTTCTTTCCTTCAAGAAACTTTTGAAGAATATTAGAAGCGGCTTTTGGGCCACCGGCATCTTGAACGCTTTTCAAATGACCGGACTTTGCGCGTATTCTATTCTGATCACCAGGTTCACCTAATAATTGTGGGCCTTCCGTTGATCCGATTAAACTTAAAAGACTATTTATAGCATCTTCGGTAGAAGTGGCTTCGGTAGGTTCAATAACAACTGACGCTTCTTGTGATGGGCCTGATCCTTCCAAGAATGCTTCAACAAGTTTTAACCGGCCTTCTTCAATGGATTTTGCTTGTTCTTCAAGACCGGCTTCGCGCAAATCTTTTACTTGTTGCTTTAAACTTTCCGCTTCATTTTCCGCCGCCTTTATTACTAACTTATCTGCTTGTTCGCCTTGTTCAAATGCGTCAAATACACCATCAAAATCAGGAACAGTAGGAAGAAGTTTTGGATCAATATCTTCTGTTTGTCCGGTAAGAAATTGATTGGCCGCTTGTGCATCCGGATCATTTGTATTCTTAATCTTATCGGCTTCGCGGTTTAATACTTCAACAACAACATCTTGAACTTCATCTTTTGATCCGTCGCGTATTCCTTTTAATATCTTATTTGTTTCATTATCGTTAAATCCTAAATCCCTAAACTCACCTAGAAGGCCTTTGTTTTCAGCGATAGTGGTAGCAAATGATATTGGCCCTGATACTACGGTAGAAATTGCCATAGTATATGCTATCTTCTGCATCAATTCTTGTCTTGTTGTTTGGCGCATATTATACCATTTAGCAACTGTTTCTTCGCCAAGCAACTGCACAACTTCTTCGCCGGTTTGTTCCATTGTCCTTAATGTTCCGCGTAATAAAGTTTTCTTTCCGGAAAGACCTTTAAAAAATATTCGGCCGCCAATATATTCAACAACGAATTCCCAAATGGCGGATTGATTAGAAGAATTAATACGATCATCAATGGAAAGACCTTTTTCTCTTGCTTCTTCTGACATTGCAACTTTCTGTGCAGAAGATAGAATAGCCGCACCAATAGTAAAATTCTTCGTGTAATAAGCAATACCAAGTGATAGTGCCATACTTGAACCGGCATTAGAAGCATCAAATAGAAACCTATTAACATCACCGACAGTAAATCTTAAAGGTTTTTCTTTGAATGGGATTTTGACCGATACTTCTTTATCGCTTTTCTTTGGTTGAAGAAAATGATTTCGCTGAATTGTTGTTACAGCATCTTGAATATTAAGATAGGCTTGTGCTACTTGTGGACTAACTTCTGCTACATCTTGAAGTTTTGCTTGTTCAATACGAAGGAAGTCAATTCCGAAAGGTTTATTAATAAACTTCTCTTTTCGTAAAGTATGAATATCTGTAAAAAATTCCAAAAAGTTGTTGATTTCAGGATCATCAGCACCTACTCTTTTTCTTAATTCTTCTTGCCTTGCGATTTCTTCTGTTATTCTGACAAGCGCATTTTCAGCACCTTCCGCTTTACTTAATTCCCCTTCTTCAATCATTATTGGTAAAACTTTTGAAGTTGTTAAAGCAAGTTGAACGGCGGCTTTTGGTAACACCGCAAGATCAACACCCCAAAAAAAATCTTCTTTCTTTCGGCCGTATTCTTGTTCCTGTATTAACTCATAGGCCTGTTGATCATCAAGGTTCGCCGGAATAGCAACAAGTTTGTCTTTATCTTCAAGATAGAAAATGTTGCTTTCTTCTTCCATTTCTGACCATCCGGAAAGATCAATGCCGGATTGTAGAATAGAAGCCTGTGGCCTATTGGTAATAGGTTCTTCAATAGGATCTTCTGCTATTTCTGTCCAACCTTCAAGATCAATAGCCATTATTTAAGAACTTCCTCTTTTATCGGAACATCACCATCAAAGACAACCCTTTTTCGGACACCATTTTTTTCAAATATCTTTGTATGAATTTGTGTCTTTTTAGGTTTGATAGTTGTTTCCGCTTCTGCTGTGGACTTGCTATCATTCGTTGTTTCAATAGGCTTTGTGGCGCTTCCTACACCATTAGGACTACCGCTAGGAACATTAACGACGGAAGGAATAAATACGGCTTGATAAACATCTTTAAAGGCCTTAACGGTATCTTTCACCTTTTGGCTACTATCAGAAACATCTAATTTGTCCATAAAATCATTATATATTTGCATCCTGATCTGATCTTTTGTATCTTGCGCATTTTCTAAAAATTCAGGCCGGACAAGAGAACTTGTTGTCCATCCTAAAAACTTCTTATATTCAGTATTGGCATTCTGTTTTTCTAGGAATAATCCTTTTGCTTCTTCTGTATGACGGCGCTGTAATAATTCACTTGCTTTTCCGATCTCTTTACCGGCTTCTTCCGGTGATATAAATCCCTGTGCAAGAAAATCAACAATTAACTCTATATGCGTTTCTACCTGTTCTTTCTTGGCATCATTGGCTCGTTCCGTTCTTACTTGGAATTCATCTGCCAATGCAGTAGAAGTAGTCTTATTATCATCAAGACCTAACATCTGATAACTATTCTTGATAAGCGCTAATGCCGGTGCTTCTTTAATCTTTATAGCGTTGGCGCGTTGATCTGTGATAGTTTTTTTCTGTTCAATTACTTGCGTTAAAACTTTTGCACCTAGAACCGTATCAACACCACCATCTTGCTTTGCCGCGCCTTTCTTAATTGCTTCTCTTAAAGTATTAACTCTTTGATTATAATCCAATTCCTTATTGTCAAGAATTTTCCCTAGATTATCGGTGTATTGTGCTTTCAATAAATCTTCGGCATCATCAATAAGCGCCTTCTTTATCTTATTGAATTCTGTTTTCTTCTCACTCAATAATTTCTTATCAAGGCCATATACATTATTTTCTAGGCGATCTGAAACTGTGGCCATATCGTTAGCGGTTGTCATATGTTCTATTTCATATGTTGCTTGACCTTCTGCGGTTATTGCTTCGGTGAATGTCTTTAATCTTGCTGTGGCAACTTCCGGAAATATAATGAATGTTCTTTCCATTTCTTCAATGTTTGCCACTACTTCCTGTGCCTTGCGACTTGCATCATCATATTGTCCTTGATTTTGCAATTCATTTATTGCCTTTGTATCAAAGGTTAGATTAACTTCAAAATCATCTTTTTGTTTCTTTAATAAGCGACTATTGTTTGTTGTTGCAATTCTTCTGCGTGTATCATTTGCTTGTGAAGTAGCAAACAGCATATACTCTTTTCTTGTTTGTTCATCACCAATATTTTGTGAAGTGCTATTAAGAAGATCACTAATTAATGTATCTGAATTAGGCTGAACATTTTTAATGTCCGGATCTGTTAATGACGCTTTTTCAATTTCTAACAATCCTTGATTTAAGGCAATCTTTTGTTCTGTTTTATCATTTACATTTCTTACCTTGATAAAAGCATCTGCCGTTTGAGTAATTAGTTTTCCTAGATCAGCCTTTGCTCTTAAATCTTTTGTAAATTCGGAAGGATTTACTAACGGACTTGTAGGTTTTGTTGTCAATGATCGTTCTGATGTGAAGCGTTTTATTTTTACCATAGTATTTCCTTATCCAAATGTAGCAAATCCACTTTCGGCAGTTAATTGTCCGCCTAGATCAAACCTTGAAGTGAAACCGGATGTATCAACACCGGTGCTACCTGTTCCAAATCTGAATTTGCTTAATGTGGGGATCATACTTAACATTGTTGATCCGGCTTTAATGAAACCGGCATTACGCGCCTGTTGTGCTTTCATAAGACTTAATTCTGCGCCTGTTAATGCTCTAAATTCTTCCATCTGTGAATTAAATGTAATATATTGTGCATCTAAAATTAATTCCATTGTAGTATCCCTAACAACTTCAAGCGGTGATCCTGTATTCCTAACCCCACTTGCGCCTATAACGGCATTCTGCGCGGAAATAAATGATCGTGCCTGTTTCCTTTGTCGTTCAAGGTCAAGTGTTCGTTTTGCAACTATTAATTGTGCTTGTTGTCTTTGAACGGAAGCATTATATTCAAATAATTCTGCTTCTCGTCGGCCTTGCTGTATCTGTGCGGTTGATTGGAAAATACCGCCTAATAAGGATAATATCGGTAGTGCGTTTTGTGATAGAAAGGACATATTTTCTCCTACTGTTCAAAGACTTGATAAAGCGGTATTATTGCTAATACGGACATAGGCAAGGGATCATCCTGAACAATCCATATACGCGGATTTCTTGTGTAATCCATTGGGAATGTTTCACGCTTATCACCGGTAAATAAACCTGTGGCTGTATCCATTTGATCATCTGTATTACGAAAGAAAATTTCATTTGATCCACTTGTTGCACCGAATTTAGCGCCTACTGTTTTGTAAAATCTGAATGTGACTTCATTAACCCTATGCACCTTACCTTGTGCTGATCCTAAATTTGATCCACCTTCTAATTTCAAAGTTTGTATCGTGCTTGTAAAACCTAATCCTACTTGCGCTTTTGTTGTTGCATTATCAAGTGTTATTTTTCCGTCGGTAACTGTTCTAGGCGGTTCAACCGCGCCTTCGTTTAATATTTGGACAGTTTCACCTTCAAGGTGATTAAGATTACTTAATATCGTTGTTGAAGCGCCATCATAAATAAGACCGCAATCAACAAAGAAAGCATCCGATACCGTTTCCCCAAAATCAAAAGTATTAAAATATTCAATAAATCTGCGCGTTTCACCATTAATCGTTCTCTTAACTGAAACCCAAATCTGATCTTCTTCGCTGTTTGTATTAATCGCCGCCAAACTTTCATATTCGCTTCCACCGGCCAATGTTTCACCTGTAATAATTCTTGACCACGCAATAACTTCTTGATCTTGTTGTCTTGCCATTGTTGTTATCTGTCCATCATCACGGATACACCATAATACGCTATTAGGGGATTGCTGATAATCTTGAAGAACAATACCGCTTTCTGTAACTTGTTCGGATAATAGCGTCATATCCAAAGATCTGTGACTATCAATATCAAAGTTATATGCAAATTCTCTTACTTTTCTTCTACCGCGCTGAACATAATAAATAAAGTTTCCGATCCGTTTCGGTGAAATAAGTTCTGATCCTAAAATTGTTTCACGGCGAACACTTACATTGGAAGGTGTTAAAGCAATAAAATCTGCACCAGAAGAAAATATAAATATACCACCGGAAGTTCCCACCGCCAAACCCCTTCCGGTTGAAAACCATCTAATTGCATTGACCTGTTCGGTTGCTATCTCATAATTTAAACTATTATCATCATCCGCACCGGCCACAAAATTCTGAAATTCTAATGTCTTTGAAGCAAATACTGTTTGCGGTTCAAATCTTGTTCCGCCTAACCAAAGTCTTTGTTGATGGAAGCCTACCGCTTGTGGGTATCCGGCATCTTCGCTGAATGATCCTATTGCCCATTCATCTGTTGCGGAAGATGTTGATAAAGTTTCAATTACAGTAGCATTGACAACGGTTGTTGAAGTAAATCCTGTGATCTCCGCATATCCTTGAATAGTAGAAACAAGACCACCGATCTTTATAATTGCATCTACCATATCCACATTGAAGAAGGCCTGACTTGCCGTGATCGTAATAGCGCCTGATGTTGCGGAAGGGTTCATTGTAAATGCTTCATCAAGATTGTCCGGTTGAAATGGCCCACCGGTAAATGCAACTTCCGATAAAGACCAACTTGTATCACTCATACGGATAAGTTTTTGAGTAGGAACATCTTGATGGACAAGATACATTATATCGGCTGTTTGCGCGTGTTGAACATTAATTAACTGCGCTTCGGTGTAAGGAAGGCCTACGATCTCAACAACTTTATTGCTATCACCGTCGGATACATAAGCGTCAAATCCTGTGCCATCTACATCAACACCATCAAGATCTTGTAATTCATAATCTCCGCCGGTTGAATTATTGACAATAAAATGTTGATTATTGAGTTCTGTCATACCGACTATATTCTGAATAATAATTTCATCACCATCAGAATAGCCGTGTGCGGCGGAAGTGATAACAATAGGATTAGCCTGTGTTGCACCGGTGATCGTAACATCTGCTTCGGTGACAATGGCATTATCGCGGTAAAACCGCATATAGCCTTCACCTAATTCAACTACATATGATTGTGCTGTGGAAAATTGGAAAGGAATAAGTCGTGTAAACTTATCTTTGAATTTTGCCGGTGATACGAATACTGTTCCTGGCCGTCTATCTACACCGCCAAAAGGCGCAACAATAAAATTCTCTAATGTAGAAACACCATTGGAATAACGCGCTACATCAACACGGCCTTCAAGTTTGGGTGAAAATTCACCGGCCGTGAAATTTGTTTGGATCGGTGTTGTTTTTGCCATATTAAGATCCTAGACTAACGCTTGGTGCGAATGTTCCGGAAGTTCTTGCCCTTAACCAAATATCTGCTGTCATTGGATCAGGTGTATCTTCCATAGCATCATACGCTTTTGCGGCGCGTAATTTTGCTAAATAAAGATTGAACAAATCTCCGGCTAATGCCCTGTTATTAACTATCGCATACGCAAGTTCAGCCTGTAATCTAGCGGCAAAACATTCAACAAAAGAAGCATCCCATCTAGTCGTATCTTCTATTCTTTTAATACACCGCGCCATAAATGATCCGTCATTGGTGAGTATCTTATCTCCTTCAATTTTATATTCTCCGGCAAGACTTGAAGATACACCGGTTGAAGGTGGAAGCACTCTTAACACATCACCAGGAATTTGAAATTCATTTAAAAATCCGTAAGCCGGTGCATTTGTCGTTTTATTGAAATTAATTCTTTCAACCGCAAAATTCCAGGGATGGCTTCTTAAAACTTCATCCCTTAAAAAGTCAAAAACAGCGCGTATTTTTGCCGCGTTTTCTGTTTGTTCAGTATCTATATTGGTAATTCTTTGCGCGCCTAATCGCGTAAGACACAAATTCGCAATAGAAGTTTTATTTGATTGTGAACCTGGCATAGTTTTTCCTCTCTTATCAGGGGATAGGTTTTTACGCCTACCCCCTGTAAGTTGCTAGGCAATTACTTAATCTTCCGAATAAATAATTGTAACTTTGATCTCACCTGTTGCGGCGGCACCGGCAGTAGTAACAATGATTGTGTTATCGCCATCATTTGTTCCTATTGCATAATGCACACCACCGATTAAGGTAGCATCAATGCTAGTGCTTCCGTTAGCATCATAGGCATCAATATAACGATTAGCAGTATCGCTATCGCCGACGCTTAATGTAACAGATCCGCCTAGTGCCGCATTGTTGATAATAACCTTGTGAATAATTGCACCATCAACAAGGTCTTTACCAATGTTAATAACTTCACCGGCCAATTCACCGGCAAAGGTAAAATTATCCGTCAAAGATCGTAATCTTCCACCAACGGTGCCAGGATCGTTACGATTACTTTGCGACGGACTTGCTGATTTTGCATAATTTGTTCCGTTCTGTGTCGCCATTGTAATTTCTCCTTTTATTAAGCAGTTTCGTCAGTATCAATTTGAACGATCAATTCTTCTTGCATACGAGTTGATCCGGTGGACATACACAAGTAAACCTGTGTAGCGTAAGACTTGTCCGGTCTTTCCTCTATGCGAGTTTGGATTTCTTTTGCCATAGCAAGTAACATACCATCCCTACGCCAAGCAAAAGCCGACCGGATATTTCCGGCTATTGGTAACCTTGTGGACAAAATAAACTTGAAGCCAAGAAAAGTGTCTAATTGGCCCATAACCAAAGCGCGTATCGTGTTAAAGTCGCTTGAAGTTATTTCGGTAGTTTCAAGTAAATTAGTTAATTGAATAGGTGAAACAACGATAAACCTTTCATCTTCAGGAACATCATTGAGATCAAGGATCTGTTTTGCTGATCGTAACTTATCAATCGTCAAAGCAGTTCCGCCATTCAAAATAACTTGTCCGGCCGGTAGTGAAGTGCTTGTGCTACCGGTTTTGTCCGTTTGAGCAACCGCATTGAAGGCCACAATGATATTGTCGTCAATCGTTCTTCCTAATGCCATAGCCGCGTTTCTTGCATATGGGTTATTAGGATCAACGATCATCTTCAATTCATCTTGGGTATCAATGAGATCCGCCCACTCATAATCTAACAACACAACTGATCGTCGTCGGTTATCCGACTTAACCAATGGTGTGTCAGCATTACGAGTAGTGCGCAATACAGCAGAAGTAGCCGCTAATTGATCAAAGAACGCTTGTTCCCCAATCACACCACTTTCTAACCGCACCGCGTCACGCAATTTAGATCCTTGTTGCTGAACAAGAATTTCAATCGTGCTTCCAAATTGCTTTACGAATGCTGTTGAAATATCGCCCATTGTATTTCTCCTTTGTAGTTAAACTGCGTAGATTATCCTTATGGATCTACAAATGAAAAATTGGGTGGATCACTATAAAGTGATTATCCTTTTACCTTATAGCGTCGTGGGAACTTGCGTTTTGTCCATTTCGGCTACTGTTTTTCCGGATAGGCCATTTCAAAAAGATACTGCATTTCTTTCATAGCATCTTCGTGTTCCGGATGATCGCGCAAATGCCAGGGATGCTTTGTATCACCTTTTATTTGCTTGATCTTCTTTGTGGCTTCGTCAGGTGAAAGAATATGAGATCGGATAGGTTCGCCGGTTAACTCACCATCTTCACCAAAATTAGCCGCAATAGCGACCATAAAGTTTAAAAATTTTTCATTTCTTCCCATACCGCTTTGAGCAATAAACTGTGCCATTTCTTGTCCACCAAACTTGGTGATCAATCCGTTTATGCTTGACAACTTTGCATCATAGGATTTTCCATATTTCTTTCTTAATGCTGTTT